CGATTTCTGCTTTCAGCTCATCCAGCGTTGCCGCCGAAAGCTTGCCCTGTGCATCGAGGACGACCACAACAGGCTTCCCATCGCGCTGCTCGACGCTCAGACGGCGTTCGATGTGCGGCAACAGGGCTTTGGCGCTGCCTTGAACAGCCAAGGCAGACGCGATGTCAGTAGCGGTACGGCCGACAGTCAGATCCCGGATCTGCCCGCTCAGCGTTCCACGCTCCTGTTCCAGCATGCCGTTCAGCTCAGCCTCGCGGCGGTTGTATTTCTCGGACCAGGAACGTTCGAGCTCTTCGACGTTGCCGGATTTGCGAGCGGCCTCTTCACGCTCCAGCCGTGCTGCTTCTTCAGCTTCACGCGCCTTTTTCTCGGCCAGTTTTTTCTCGCCGAGCAGTTCATCAACCTTGGCCTTCAGGCCGGATACATCTTCTTGCTGCGGTAGACCTTCAATGCCGAGTACGAACTTGCCGTCCTTCTCGGTGTAAAGGGCGCGCACGGCTTCATCTACCCCGTCGAGGGTATCCAGTTGGAATTTCAGCATTGGTTGTCTCCCAGAGACTTAGATGTGCAGGCCCTGCCTGCAGATAGGAAAAACAAAGGTTGCGGGCGCGTCATTTATTTCATATATTTCATTTGGGAAATGAAAAAGAGGAAAAACCATGACCCTGAAACAAAATGTGCAGTTCATTAACGACGAGAAAGGCCGGCCTCTATTCGCCGTGCTTCCTTACCACTTTTACGAGGTTCTTATGACCAACCATCCGATGGCAGAAACACTGCCAACCCCCCTACTGAAAGACGACCGCTACATCGAACTACCTGAAGCTGATGGCGAACACATTGACTTGGTACGTTTGGTCGATTACTGCCTGCGCCAAGCGACAGTGTCGTTCGGAGCCGACGACGACAGAGCGGAAAATTTTGAGCTTTATCGTGACAGCTTGCCCGTCAACGCTCGCACCCAAGCCCTTGAACGCTTCGACAGCCAGTTCTCTGGCGGACTGGACCCGCTGATCCGCCGCTTCTTCCTGCCGAAGGACTCGCCTTATCGCAACACCATGCAGGCTACGACGGCGGTAGTTGACGCCATCGTAAAAACTGGCATTTTCACGAAGACAAAGCGGAAGTTTGATTTCTACCGCCCAGTAAACGCTCTCGACTTCAACGTGGAAGCAGGTCGCGCTTATCTGGACGGCAAGCCAGCGGTTGAGAATCCGATCCCCACGTATTTTTGGCACAGCCAAGAAACCTACCGCTAAAAGTCTAGCCCCGCGCGTTCGAATGCAAGGGGCTCGATTGCCTTCATCTGAGCAAGTGTCATCGGTACAAAATTGCGATCCAGCTGAAGCTCGGCGAAGCGATCGACACTCAGCCCGCCTTCGCGGAACAGCTTCGCCCGTACCGGTCCTATGGCCTTGTCTTGAAACGCCGCAGGCTGCTGCTTGAGCCAGTCGTAGTAGCTGAGGTCTGCCCTCACCTGCTGCGCGCCGCCATCACCGATGGATGCACGGGTGGCATCCTTGGCGAACAGCGCGCTGAACCGAGTCACCGCCACCACCGTCGAACGGCAGTTGATGTGGATGGGTGGCCTCGGCCCCTCAGTGAGCTTGAACCGGCGCTTATCCAGCGTCCGGCATTGGCTGGTGGTCTTGGAATCTAGCGTGCTGACCCACTCCACCGACGGAACGACATCGGAGTTCGCTTTCAGCGTCTCCATGCGCGCTTGAGTTGCGACGTGCTGTACCGCCGTACGCACGATCGAACCGGCATTCCGGTTGGTCGAGGCAAGGATGCCGTCGTTGTACTTTAGCGCCTTGGTGCCGCGAATGTTCTTGATTATCTGGAAGTTGGTCTGGCCTTCAAAGAAGCCCTGCCGGATCGCGCCAGTTACGCGCTGACGCTCCGTGGTAGTGAAGCCATCAATGAACGACTTGAGCAGCTTGCCGCCGTCCGCGCCACGCACGCTCAGCGGGTTGGTAAGGATTGCGGCCCTGATCGCAGCAGCACCTGGCACCGCCGCATCGAACGAGACGCCGACCGGCGCCGCACGGGTCAAACCGGTCGCTTCAAACTCGGCCTCGTAGTTGGCGATATCCACCAGATCGAGATTCAGCTTCTCGCTATACCGGTCGAAGATGCCGAGCAGCAGGCTGTCGACCTCGCTCAGCAGCCGCTCCAAGCGAGCGACGGTGTAATCCGTCAGATCCACACGGGTCAACCGCTCACGGATCGAGCGGTCGATCTCCTTGAGGAACGGCGCGAACTTCGCCACCTCCCCCGACTTCAACTGCTCGAGGAAGACGGCGTGCCGGATCGTGGCATCAAGGATTGCTTGGTTTGCCGCCATTCGGAATTACCTCGGTATCGTCTAGTGCTGGCCCGGCGCTCTGCGCTTCGAGTTCGTCCCGAATTTCATCGTCCGTCTTCTCGGGGTTGATCACGCCGCGATCGCGCAGGTACTGCCAGAAGTCGCCTTCCGGCAGCTTGCCGCCCTGCACTGCGTTGAACAGCGCTGCCAGGATCGTCGCGTCCAGAGTGATCTGGCTGAAGTCCTGATTGAGCTTGTAGACGACCTCGCCTGTGGCGTTAACGAACTCGGCCATCCACTCGAGGCATTGGCTGTAGGCTTCGCTCACGTTGCTGACCACCAGCGATAGAACGCTGTGTTCTGCGGCGCTGTCGTTGTCGGCCTGAGTGGCCGTCTTTACCGCGCTGCCTCGCTCAATCAACCGGGCGCCGAGTGAAACCATGTCCTGTTTCTTGGACTCCATGGCCTCCTTGGCCACCGTGTTCGGCTGAGCCTGCCAAACCCCGCAGGTGCCGTTTACCGGAAGCAGCCAAGGCGCCCGGGAGCCGAGAAATATCCCGCTAGTTTCCATGTGATCGCGCCACTGCTCATCGAGGCCAGCCATCCAGGGCTGAGGCTGTCCAACCAGATAGGCCGCCTCCTCATAATCCGCGCTGTTGCGGTAATGACCGATGTTCACTTCGGCCATGTCGTACAGAGGTGCGTCGTCGATGGTCGTGTCGTTGTTCTCGCTGCCAACAAATTGGAACGGGATCATTCGCCATGGCCGGCCGATCCCATTCAGTGGAGTGAAGGGCGCGACCGTCTGAGTTGTCGCGCTTGAACCCTCCTCCCAGACCTCCTGCGTGTACTGCCCAGCGACATCGAGGCGCAGCACCCGGTATTGCACGACCTGTTCACTACCAAACCCGTCGTCGGTATCGACGTCGACCGTCTCACGCAGCACGACAAGGCTCAGCAGGTGCTGGCCGCCGACTTGGCGAGTTTTCCAGTTGATGATTGATTCAGCGGTGTAGCTGGCGATGTTCGCCCGGGCACGGCCGGATAATTCGTCGGCCTTGCTGACAGTTCCAGCCTCGACTGCGGCGTAGTCCACCAGCAGTCCGTGGCGCCCCACTTCGAGTAGGTGCCCGATTACCGATTGCGACTGCTGGTAAACACTCACACCCTGACCGTCGATGTCCTTTGACACGTAGTCGAGGGCGCCGGGGACAGTCAGGGTCGGCCAGGTACGGAACACCGCCCCCACCAGACTGTGCTTCGTACGACCAGTGGCGTTGTAGAAGACTGCGCGCTTCTTGTACGCCTCATAGCGATCCCTGTTATCTCGACTGGTGTCGGAGGCGTTCGGCCTTGGCAAATATCGGTCGCCAGCCTCCTTGATGGTTTCCGACCCTTTGCAGACGTCGCGCACCAAGCGCCAGCGGTACTGTGCCGCCTTGTACTCGGGACGAGTAAAAGTGACGTCCATCATCGGGCGACTCCCATTTTCATTGAGGTGACCGGTTTAACGATCGGGTACTCGCGGTGAATGAAGTAACCGCCGCCGTCGTTGGCGTGGTCGTTGCCTTGGCTTTTGTCCGGCTCGCCGTTGGGCGCCCAGATCTGCTGTTCCAAGCCATCGGCGTAGGTCGGGCATGTAACCGGGTTCACCAGGTAACGCCGCTCGCCCTGCGCGTTGCAGAACATGGCGTTCATGGCGTTGATTCGGTCCTTCACCGGTGGGTTGGCCGCCGGCGCGATGACCGTGAAGCCTGCCTGCTTGAGCATGGCGATATCGGTGAGGCTGGCATTAACAGATTTGCGCGAATCGCCGGAGGCGTCCGGGTAGATCCGGATCTCGCAGGTCTTCTTGTAGTCGTTGCCGGTGTGTTCCCAGTACCGCTCTTTGATTCGACGAATCATGTCAGGCGTGTCGTAGCCATCCATCAATTCGTCCACGGCGCGCGGCAGGCCCTGGTCACGTTTGACGTGCGTAATCGCCGCCATCTTGCCGACGTTGAAGTCCATGCCGATGAACAGCGGCTCGCCGGGCTGCACAGTGTCGAAGCACTGGTTCAGCTTTCGGTCGTAGGCGTGGTAGATCGATCCAGACGTCAGGTTGACGAACTGGCCGTTCAGGTACGCGCGGATCAGTTGCTCAGGATATGACTCCATCAGCGAGGCGATGTAGTCGTCAGGCAGGTTCAGCTCGTTGTCGAAGGTGCTGGCCTGAATCAGTCCATACATTTCCTTCAGCGCCGGCTTGTCGCGCAGCTGCTTGACGAACTGGAGAAAGACGAACTTGAAGCCTTCCGGCGTCGTGGTCACGTCCACGCCGTTTTTGAGCCCGGGCAGGTTGTAACGCATCCGGGCAATGATCTTGCGCCAGGCTTGCTGAGCCTTGATCGACGTCAATACGTCCAGCTCATCCACCAGGGCGTGACCGATCTTGAAGCCGACGATTGTTTGCGGCTTCTCCATCGACCGGCAAATCACAGTGCCGCGATACTGCCGGCCGCTGTAAATGTGAACCTCATGGTTCGCCTGGTTGATCTTGGTCTTCAGTCCCCAGTCGTAAGCCACTTCCTCCATCGTGGGATAGAAGATGTCGCGGATCTGCGGGTAAGTCGGTGCGAAGTAACCAGCGTTGACGCCCGGCCACTCCATGAAGTGCTTGCTGAGCGCCGAGCAGCCGACCCAGGTCTTTCCCGAGCCGAAGCCAGCAACGAATGCGCGAAACTTGTGGGGCAAGAGCAGGAACTGCGACTGCGGAACGTTAAGGCTCGGCATTCGGTTTCCTCGCATCCACTACGTCGACCTGAATGCGCGTCGGGATTGCCGGCTCATCATCAGGCTCGTCCTTACGGTTGCGATTGACGTAGACGTCGCCGACTTCCTTCGCAGCCTGCTCGAGGATCTGCATGGCGAGGCCGATGTTCTTCATCGTCTCGGCCCGCTCGACAAAACGGTTCATGGCCCGGAGCCGGAACGCTCGGTTGGCGATCGGGATCTCTGCGGTCTCTTCACGAAAGCGCTTGCGGGCATCTTCAAACATCGTCACCCAGCGCTTGGCGAGGCCTTTCCCTGATGTCTTCGTGGGGTCGTGAGTCTCCACCTGCTGGCGAGTCACCGAGATCCCGTATTCCTTTTGGACGGCTTCAACAACCTGTGAAGGCGTGTCGAAGCACGCCAAGGCCTGAACGATAAAGGCCTTCACGTCGTTTTGAAGGGCTGCCATAGATTTTCATCCGTCCAGAGCCTGTCCAGAATCAGGCCGACTTGAGCAGACAGGTTCCGCAGGCCCTCGATATGTTCAATTTCCCTACCTCGGCAGGATTATTTGCAGCGTCCACCAGCTCTTGCACTTGAGGGCTTGCCCCATACCGACGCACTACACCGACGAACTCTTCAACGTCGTGTCCGCGCATCTCAAGCTTGGGCAATCCTTCCTGGGTGAACTTGGGTGCGCCGTACTGATCGGTCGCCTGGGCGATGTGGTACAGCTCATGCTCCACCAGTGCGCAGAAGTCAGCGTCAGAGCACTGAGCGCAGTAATCGGCAGCCAGGGTGATGATGTAGGTCGGCACATCGCCGAACCAGTCCAGCATCTGTTGCTCCATTCGGGCCTTCTGCCAGCCACCAGCGCGGAACGCTACCTGTTCAGCCTGGCCCACCACTGTTCGTCCCTTCTTCGTGAAGGCAGCAGACGCCCACATCACTCTCACGTCCGCATCGATCAGATGGGCGTGGTCTTCGTTGTGGATGCCGCCGGTATTGGCGAGGATCTCGGCCTGAAGCCACTCCCACACCTCGGGCGCGGGGATAAGGCGGATACCAAAGCCGGACAGCTCAGACAGGTCGAGCAGCGGCTGAGGCGGCATTGGTCGATTCATTTCATCTCCATCCGCCCACTCAACTAAGATCAGTTGGTCTCATAAAGGGAAATCCGTAAGTGAGCCATCGCATTGATGAAACAGCTGTATTGAAGGCCGCATCAGAATGGGCGGAGCGAACCGGGAGGAACACCGAGACGGTAAGCTCAACCGCTCAGGACGTCATGGTGAGGCTTAAGTCCAAGCTCACCGCTTCCAAATATCAGGGAGCGCTCAAGCAGCTTCATGGTCAATACAAGCGCGATAATGTCTCTTGACCAGTGTCGCGACACAATTTGCACTCTCGCGAAACGTGTCGCGACCTACTTGCTCTTCTGTGCAGCAGCGTATGCAGCCTCACACGCAAAGCCGGCTATTCGGCTTCGATCAAGCGCTTCTGCCAGTCTTCCCGCTTCTTCGTCAGCGCTTCTACGCAGGTCGGCGAGCAGAACGGCAAGGTCGGCTCTTGCCTGGCTTCCGCTGGCAACCTCGGAAGCACAAGACTTTCGCTTGGCGATGAGGTCGGTGATTTGCTGCTGCAGGCTGCGAGCCCGGTTATCAGCAACAACAACGGCAGCCGATACATGCTCAGTTTTGGCTTTCGCATCGTCGGAGACTCGGTTGATGTCATTGGTGATCCCGCGCTGAATGCGGAGCGTGTTGGTGAGCGAATCCACTCGGGCGGTCGCGGTGTCGCGCTCGGCGGTTATGGTTGCTCGATCGTCCTTCACGCTATCGAGACGAAGCGATAGGTAACCGACAGCTGCGAGCGCTGCCAGCACTACCCACGCCCACGCGGGAACCAGCTTCAGCAACGCGTTCACGGGGTCTGCCGCTCTACGGCTTCGTTGACCTTCTCCGCTGCCTTGCTCGCCGTGTCGGCGGCCTGGACTGCTGAGTTCGAGGCTTCCTGCACTTTCACCGCTGCATCCTGCGTCTGCTCGGCCAGGCTATTGAGTCGAACATCGCGCTTGCCCAGCGCAGCGTCGTACGCGGCGCGAACCTCGGCGAGCTGCTTCGTCTGCTCACTGCTGGCTGACCACACACCGGTTTGGAAGCCGAGGATCAGTCCGCCGGCGAGCAGCAGCGCGGCGATCACCCAGATCTCTGCCCGACGCCACCAGCGGCGAGCAATGAATTCCATAGCGCATCTGTCCATCAGTTGACGCCTCCCAGCTTGGTACGCAGGCGGGCGATCTCTTCGCTCTGCGAGGTAACCGTGGCGGTAAGTTGTGCGACTTGGCTAGTGAGGGCTTCGATCTTCCCCTCCATCCGCCCTACTGCTGCGGCAAGCTCGTTGCGTTCTTTGGCGAACTGGTCAGCGCGGGCTTCAGCTTCCTTCCGCGCAACACGCTCGGAGTCCAGCAGCTCATTCAGCCGGCGAAGCGTGAAAATGTCGGCGTTATCCATGGCCCGATCCGCAGCATCCTTCGAGAGGAATTTGCGCAACCAAAGGAAACCGCCGAAGAGGGTCAGGCCCGTACCGCCCAGCCAGGTAGCTGTGCCTGGGCCGAGGTCAGTAGGATCCATCGCAACTCCATCATGAAAGCTGACCTATCAGGTCAGAGCGAATAAGTCGGCGTCCGCTGCACTCCCAGCTCGGGGCTATGGGTGTGGGGAGCCGAAAACAAAAAAGCCCCAGCATTCGCTAGGGCTTGTGAATTAATTCAATTGGTTCTAGGAATCTTTCTCGGAGCTTTTTCCAAACACCGTAGCAACATTTTCAGCCGCCGATTTGTCATTCAAAATCTTGTAGCCAGTGTAAAGAATGCCTGCTATTGCGGCGGCGCCGACTGCTAGTTCAACAAGCGGGTTATCAATTTTGACTCTGCCAACTTCAATTATTTTATCTATGCCACCAACACCGCCACCCTCGAATAAATCCTTCATAGGCCACCCCGATATTTGTAGTGGCCAGATCATATCATCAAAAAGGAGATGCCCTCGTAAGCATTAAGGCCTTGCTCACGCGCGCAGGTCTTTCCGAGCTGCCAACCAAGGACCATCCAAGCGTCGACGCCCCTTTGCATCGATATCGCTGCTCCTGTCTCGTGCCACTCCACAAGCATGTGAGGTCAGAGTGCGCGGGCTGCCGGTGTTGATTCCGTACGTTGCACTACTCAGCTATCGACGTCCAGACCTTCCCTAGAGCCGCCTTGGCTACAGGTGAACTCGAGGCATAAAAAAACCCGCTCGGTAGCGGGGTTTTTGGTGAGCGAAAAGCTCAAATGAAACCGGCGGCAAGACCGCTTGCCAAGCAACTGCACCCTACGGCGTGAACGGTATCTACAACTGCTATCCCGAACGATTTAACCATAGAGCTAACCCCCTTCAAGGACAAAACCGCCTTGGTCGGCATTACATTATTAATGGCTTCTGATTTGATCGCGGCCAAACTTAACAACGCCAGGGTGCTAGTTACCAATACTTCCGGAGTTGAACCGGCGCCTCCGTTTAACTGATGCGTCAATCCGTTACGCGCAAGATCGACAGGATGGATTAATACTCTCTCACTTTCTCACTCATTGCAATGGCTTTTTGCTACGCCGCGCAACTTTCGATCAAACCCTCCGCATCGAGCAGCTCCTGCGCTGCTGTCAGTGCTTCGTTGACCTGATCATCGAGCGATTTTCGAATCGATGATCGCCACCGATACCGAGTCGACTCAGGCTTGCCGTCGTTGTCCCAGTTGGTTATGTCGTACCAGGCAGAAGGCAACACCGAAGACGAACGCTTTCCGTCAGTGCCGCCAATTTGCGGAATCGCCCAGGTCAGCACGGCGCACTCACGGAACCGTTGCGGCGCCGGAGACTTGACCGAGTTTAGCAACTCGAGGATCGCGCTGTGCTTTCGATCTTCGTGAGTCGAATATTTCGCTACCAATGCGCGCCAGTGAGCCGGCGTGAGCGACTTGTGCAGACGACCGAACACCCAGCAGTCTTGGAGCAGCGCGGCCTCTTTGCCGACGATCTCCCCTTTCTGCTTGGCGCACTGCACTTTGGGCTCAAAGTCACAGCCCCCAGCCGAGCTGATTGTCTCGGCGGCCAGCGCGCGGACTACGGCGGAAATCACGTTGCGATAGGTCATGCTGCAGCCCTCTTCAGTTCGCGGGTCTTGGCCCGGTATTTTGCCTTGATGGTTTTGATTTCTTCGACGGTGTACTTGCGGGGCTCATGAGGCCCTTCCAGCCAAATTACTGTTTCGGCCCCGATGCGCTGCACCAACCGGATGCGGTACTCGACCGCGTTACCGGACAGGTTGCGGTTGCACTTCACGCACTGGCGGTGAATGTTCAGCGGTTCAAAGCGCAGCTCAGGACAGGCGCCGACGGATCGGTAATGCCCAGCGTCCCAGCGGCTGCCCGTCATCAGGTCGTTGTCGTTCGGCATCGAGTCGCAGCTGATGCATGGCAGGTGCGCGTCACGCAGGCGGACATACTCGTTCACGGCGGCCTGGGCTTCACGCAAATGATCCGCCCTGCTCTTCAGCCTTTCTTTGCGCACCTGGATCTCGCGGCGGTCGCGCTGGGCAATTGCCTTGCGAGCTTTTTCCATGTGGCGCGGCGCATCAATCGCCGCGCAGGCCGGGCTGCAAACCGCTTGCCCCATCCGCGATGGGACGAATGAGGCCCGGCAGGTAGCGACTCGGCATTTCTTCGGCTTGGGCTGCTTCCTTTCAATCGTCATGCAGCCTCCTGGCTCAACAGATCATCGAAGTACACGCCCTGCGGAGCGAAGCGCGCGACAATGCGATCGGTGTAGGCAATGCCCTGGGAACGATTGAACAGACTGGTGACCGGGAAGCCGTCCGGCCCGAACAGGTGGCACTCGCCCATCATGTCCAGCTTCGTTTCGTACGGGAGGTGACGCATGACGCGGTACCACTCAGCCTGAAACCCAGCATCCTCGTTCAGCAGAATCTGCACACCGATGTGCAGCTTGCAGTAGCGCCGGGCTTCAGCCTCATCGCCGATCTGGGTCATTTCCGCGATGCGCTTGTACATCGCGAACCACAGCCGGTTTTGATCGAGCGTGCGGTCTTTGCCCGGTCGCAGCGACACGACGACGAACCTTTTGTCGCGGAACATGGTGCTGAGCGCGGTAATGGCCTCGGAGAGTTTGGCCTGGCAGTTCACTGAGATTTTGTCAGCCATGCGTGGCCACCTTGTTCGGCAGTGCGCTGATCAGCTCGCCGAGTTGCTGTGTCAGACGTTCGTTCTCTGCCAGCAGCTCAAGCGCCACCTCCTCCACGGTCTTTTCCCCGAGGAAGTCCTGCAGCGCCTCGGTGTTGCGCTTCCAGTCTGCGCAGTCGGCACGGTAGGACGCAGCTTCGGCCCACAGCAGTTTCTGGAGTTTCTGTTTGTCGATGGTCATTGAGCCGCACTCCTTGCTTCCAATTGTTCAGCCTGCTGAATCAGCAGCGCCCGGCGATCCGCCAGTTCATTGGCTGCCAGAATTCGCATTTCTGTTTTTTCTTCGGCTGATGCTTGGCGCATGGCGAGCATCGAATCCTTCACCGCGGCGAGCCTCTCACGCAGCTTTGGCGAAGGCCGCGCAACCTCACCGGTGAGCAGCGCTACGACGGCCCGACCGTCTTCAGTGACCGGCACGACACTCAAGTCGGCCAGGTACTGCTGAGCGCGCTCCTGAGGGATGCGCTGCATCTGCACGGCCTTGGTGATCGCCTGTGTACGGCGGTTGGCGTCGAAGCCGACCGACACATGCCAGTTCACTTCCTTGCTGTCCTCCCGGGCCTGCCCCACCAGCCGCTCGTAAGCACTGTTGAACGCCATGCGCGCGCCGACCTTGTCGCCGGCGTCGAGGACAGGTTTCGCCGCTGCAAGTGCGAGCTGGATCTCGTCGGTCAGCACCACGGTTTCGAATTCATCGTTGGTGGTCATCGCGATCGCCCAGGCCTCGTCCTTGCCCGGGCGCCCGTCGGCGATCTGAACTCGCTGGAGAATGTCAGCCATTGCCAACTTGCCTCTCACTTCAAAGCGGCAGGCCTTCAGCGCGGCTTTCACGATCGGTACCGGGTAAGCGCAAAGGTCTTCGGCCATGATCGCCGCAGTGCCTGGGTTCATTTCCTGACCCATGGCCTCGGCGGTGGCGCATATCGCAGCAGCGAGCCCGGCAACCTGTTGGTCGTTCATTTCAAAGGTATTCATTGCGCTCTCCCGCTTGGCGCTTGGCCAAGACCATTTGCGCGGCCTGCTCGGCGGCGGAAACGTTCGCTTCGGTGCGTTCCATCTGGCGCGCGGTTGTTCCGTTGATGCGCTGCCCGGTCACCCACTGGGTGTGGTAGCTCTCGGCATTGGCCAGCAGCTCGTTGAGGCTGTGGCACTTTCGGAGCACAGCGGCATCGCTGGTTTTCAGGAAGTGAGCCGCGACGTGATGAGCGACATCGGCGCCGAGGCGGTCGACAAGTTGGCCGAGCTGGCCACCGACCTTGGCGTTCCACACGGGCCAGGTGCTGTAGCGCTTGCGGTAGGCCATGGCGTAGTTAGCCCACACCTTGTAGGTTTTGCAGGACTGGTCTTTCGGGCCCGGCATGTCAGCGGGAATCTCAACCCGCGGGGCATCGGTGCGATCGACCACGAGAACCAGATTGCGGGCCGGCTTGTCCGGGCTGCCTTGCAAGTCCTGACTGGTACCCTGATTGGTACCCTGATGATTGGTATCCTGATTTGTCGGAGATTTTTCCGACCCTTGTTCGGATTTTTCTCCGACCTTGCTCGGATTTTTTTCCGAGGCGGATCGGATTTTTTTCCGACCTTCGTTCTTTGGTGGGGTCGGATATTTTTCCGACCCATCCAGTTTCTGATTCCACTCGATCGCCTTCTCGGTCAGACGAAACAGGGTGATGTTCGAAGTGCTGGAAAGCTCAATCAGACCGGCCTCTTCCAGGGCCTTCAGCATGCGGTAAGCAGTGTCTGGCTTGTCAGTGAGCAGCGGCAGCTCCTCGATGATCTTGGCCTTGCTCAGCGCGAAGAAGATCCCGTCGTCAGTCTTGATTGGCTTGGTCCAGCTCGGGCAGCCGTAGACGAAGGCGAACAGCAGGGCCTGCTGAGAGTTCAGCCCCCACTCCAACGCCTTCACCTGATTGATCGTGACGGTGAATTGCATATCAGGCCTTCCCGACCAGTTTGGCCAGTTCGAGGAAGCGATCGACGTACCAGTGAGGCTGTGTCTCGCGTGGGGATTGGGGGTTGGTCAGGTTCTTGCCGTAGGTCATGCCCTTCTCGGTCACCGACCAGAACGGAACCATTTCCTGTTTGGAGTTCTTGCGCTGGAGCTGCTTCAGAAAGCCCTTGGTTTCCAGTGCGCGGTTGAACGCAGCGGGAGACACGCGAATGCCGTTGTCTTTCAGCAAGGCCGTGGCCGACTTGGTAGGCATCGAAGAGCCCCCGGTGGCATCAGGTGCAGAGTCGACGGCGTAGCCTGGGAGAAACTTCGGATCGAGCCCGTTGTTCTGGGCGATCTTCGTGAGCATGGCCATCTGGCAAGATGGCGCGGGCTTCAGCAGGCGCGTGAAGCACTCCATGATGGCGATCTCGCCAACGACCTTGGTGCCATTGAGCAGAACCTGCTCGCGGGCGCCCTGCTGCTGTTCAAGCTCGCGCCACCGGCGAATCACTTTCATCCGCATCGGGGCGCTATAACCGGTGAGCAGGCAATCGGTGTGTTCGCGGTCGAGCATATATTCGACCTGCTCCCGGTTTTGACCGTCCAAATAGATGTGCTCAAAACTGAGCACATCTATTTTCAGTTCTTTCAGCATCGCAGCGATATCCCGCTTCACGTTGTTGTGACGCTTACCGGTAACGTTGGCGATATCGCGAGAGGACATAACGGTACGCGACACGTTTTCAGAACTAGAAAAACGTGTCGCGACACTGTTGGGGGTATTGCTTGAAGTAGGTTGGCTATGCATAATCGGCCTCATCAAGTTGTATGAATTAGCCGGGGCGCAATCCCGGCTTTTTTGTGCCTGCGATTTATGTGCGGGCTTTATGCAGCTCAATTACCGCTCCAACAGCCTCAAGGCTCGCCGACATATACTTGGCGTGCAGGGCGCGGATCTTTTTTGCTTCGCTCGCGTCGATCTCGCCGTCCTCCAGCGCGGAAGCCACCATCTGGTCAAGTGCACCGCGCTGCGCCGATGCCGTGAGAGAGCGCTGGTACAGATCGACGTTGTCCAACTCCCCCGCCTCCGGGATCTTCACGAACACACCGCCGTACATGGCGCAGATGTAGTCCGGCAGATGCTCGGTCTTCGTTTCGCTTTCCAGCACGAATATCTCGGCATCGCTCAACGGCTTGCACCCAGCGGTTTCGTAGATCTGGTTTTCCAGACGCTTGTCCTTGATGCCAAGGCGAGCAGCTGCGCAATCCATTCCGCCAGGGAAAGCGTTGGACACGGCTGCCATAACTTGGCGGCGGGTCTCTAGTACGGGCGTTTTCATGTCCTAGTTTTTCCTTGTGGCGGTTGCGGTCAAGATGGCTTCAATGAAAGGGCGGACTGGGATGTCAGGCGGCTTGTGTCTTCTTTGCTGCCTTGAACTTTCCTTTGGAAAGAACCTGAATCTGGTACTGCCTGGATTCGGGGATGGTTTCCCCCCACATGGTCACAGCACTCGGGCGGATGCCCAGGGCCAGTGCCAGCTTTGTCTTGCTGCCGAAGAATTCGGCGACTTCATGCGTATTCATTTCGCATCCTCGTTCGACTCTGACGCAATTTCAGCATGCTTAAGTTGACGAGTCAACGGCGTTTTCCGACTACTGCATGCTTAAATTCAGTTAACTTAATATTGAGTCCATGGAAAGACACGAACGTATTGCCCGAGCTATACAGCTCAGCGGGAAAAAGAAGGGCGAAATTGCAGCGCTGTGCGGCGTCGCGAACTCTGCTGTCACTCAATGGATTACTGGCGAGAGCAAAAGCCTCCGGCCAGAGAATCTTTACGCCTTGGCAAAAGCGACTGGCTTCAGAGCCGAGTGGCTTGCTATTGGTGAGGGTGCGGAGCAGGAGGCGTCAGAGCCCAACGTCTCGATGACTGAGCAGCCTTCTCAGAGCTTCCGCTACCCGGTGATCAGTTGGGTATCGGCTGGCTCCTGGGCCGAGGCTGTAGAGCCCTACCCTGCAGGCATATCGGATCGCTACGAGTTTTCCGAATACAACTCGAAAGGCCCGGCGTTCTGGCTTGAAGTCAAAGGTGACTCGATGACATCACCGGTAGGTACAAGCATCGCCCAGGGCTCACTGATCTTGGTGGATACCGAAGTAGAAGCGGCGCCAGGCAAGCTTGTTGTGGCCAAACTTCCAGACAGCAATGAGGCGACCTTTAAGAAGCTGGTCAGCGACGGCGGAAAGCTCTACCTCAAACCGCTCAACCCCGGATACCCGACCGAAGTCTTCGATGAAAACTGCCGGATAGTTGGCGTCGTAGTGCAAGCAACACAGAAGTTTCACTACTGAGCTGGATGTCGCCATGCCCGCCACCAAACCCAGCCAGCAATTGCGCCGCGATCTGAAAGAGGCTGCGGCCCTGCTCAAGTGGTCAGGCGTCGATCTGATGCAGATGGCAGTAAAGCTTTCTGAGGCTGGGCAGGAAGCAGAAGCTCGCGAACTAATCGAGATCGTTACCAGGTTTCAGGCTGTCGAGGATTCTATGGTGGGTTATGCGGATGAGGTCAGGGATCAACGCATCACCAGAGCGAAACCGGAGTAGTCTTTTTTTTTGTAACGTATGCGAGCAGCCCATTGAGGGCGCCAAGGGAATGCAGATGCGGAGCATTGCGTGAATGGCAAAGCCGTCAAAAATCTCCTATGAAGAAGCAATAGCAGGCCTTGAAGCAGAAAAGCATTGGGTTGCCGGCAACGCCATTGAATGGGTTCAAACATCGGTCAAGCAGTGGCCTTCAAGCTTCAAGTTCCGGACAGCACTTCAAGTGGGCAATGTGCGACCAGAGGGCCTATTCCTACAACTCGACTACAAGCCAAGTTTAATCCAGGATGTGCCGGACAAGCTGTACATGACCTTGCTTGTCAATAATGCCAGAGTCTTTGGAATAGATGAGAACGGGTCGGCAAATCATGTGAACAAGGTCGGTATAGGGAGGGAGTTTTTCATGCAGAAGATTTCTCACCCCCATATCCATTTGCCAGTCCCTGAGGCATCGTACGGGTACATCGAGCCTCTCAATGCACAGCCCGTCTCAAGCTTGTGGCAGGTCTTCCTAAGTCGTGCCAATATCATCGGCGCTCCACCATTAAATCTACCGACGGAAAACGATGAGCCACAAATGAGGTTGATATGAACTGCACACATATTACCGAGGCCTTCGGTCTAGCGTGTACGCATATCAATAGCGGCCTCGTTTACCTAGAAAGCCCTATCTCCCTATCCTTTGACGGCACCTTGATCGGTGCGTACGTTCAAGATATCGGTCAAGGTCGAGTTCGCATCACCGACAACGCAGATACGTTGTTCCACGCGATGACGATGGGCGTGAGCCCAAATGCGAACAAAGCCGCGAAACTGGCTGCCATCGCCGCGGATTGCCACATTGCCCTTTCCGAAAGCGGTGAGTTGCATGCGTCGTGTGCCGAAAAAGATGTGCCGTACTACATGGCTCGATTTATCGAAGCGGCGAGCCAGATCAGCCAAGCTTGCGATGCTTGGCGACCTGCGCCCATATCTAAATTTGAGAAGATTGTTTCGAAGGCTCTTCGCGCCGGGTTCCCCAAGCGAGTGAAAAGGGACTATGAGGTTCAGGGCGCGAGCGGCCACAACCTTAAGTTCCAGTTCGCGCTTGACGTCGAGTCTGGCAATCCGCAGATCATTCAGACCGTAAGTGCTCAGGATGACAAGCCGCACTGGCTGTCCGTCTACAGCACCTTAGGGAAAATGGTTGATCTGAAGAATGCCGCACCACAAGCAAGACGCCTGGTGATTTTAGAGTCGGCCAACCCTCAGGACGTTGGTAAGGCAGCTTCTGCGCTGGCAGAAAGCGCAAGCGTTTTGGTTTTCAAGACCGCGTCTCAGCTTATAGAAGACATAAGGTCGCTCGCGGCCTAAATTCGAAAGCCCGGCCCAGCGCCGGGCTTCTTGTTTCTGCTCTCGCCCAATCTGACCCGTAGCCCGCCACTAAGTGGGCGTCCTCCCCTTTCCGCTCGACAATGGTGGCGACAAGCCATGGATGGTAAAGTGCTGGCTCAATTACGGGAGGGATCCAATGAAAGGATTTGGGACGTTCGCGCTGATCGTAGGCCTGTGCTGGCTGATTTACGCACTGAGCATGGACGTGTCAGTGCCGACCGGAGCTGGCGGGCGAGTCAACAACATCGGCTTGATGGCTGACCGACAGATACACACCATTGTCGGCGGGATGATCGCGCTCGCCGGCCTGCTCATGGTTCTGCTTGGCGGCAAAAGCTCCCCTACTGCTGCCCAGGTAGAGAAAGACACGCGCCCTTGCCCTATGTGTGCCGAGAGCATCAAGACAGCGGCGGTTAAGTGCAAACACTGCGGTGCAGACGTTGAACCAGCAGCCCCCACCAAACTGAAAAATGGGTGGGTTGCATCAACTGCCTGCCGTGACGAAGAAGAGCGGCAGCGAACCATTGAGGCAATTACCAGCACCGGACTCCCGGTTGTTCCTATGATCGGCCTGGCTGTGGGTGCTGGCCCATTTGAAACGAAGGAAGAGGCAAAGCGGGCACTGGTCACTATGCGTGACGGCCCGCGGCTATTCTGCGAGCTCGTCTATAGAGACTCGGTGAGCGGCAAGTACCCGCCGATTGCGGACTGATCCATCAAGCTAAACAGAGCCCGCTATGCGCGGGCTTTTTCATGCCCAAGAGAAAGCGGCTCGCAAAATATATGCAGTAATGCATAACTGCGCTTGCCAATGCCGAGGAACGTAAATACTGTATATAAAACCAGTTAGATAAGGAGCGCCACATGCCCAGTCCAGCATTCACCACATCGAAACCGTCCTCGTCGTATGAGTCGGCAGGCCGCCGCCTGCAAGCCCTGATCGCCGCTCCAAGCGTTCAAAAGGTACAGGCGGTCACAGTGGCGAAGCTGGATCACGAATCACCAGAGGACTGGCAGCGCCTAATGGATGAGATCGGCGAGACCTCTGGCGTCCGGGTCGAGACCCTGGAGGGCGGCACTGTCAGGATCGGCTGGCGAGATTACTGCGACGCATAAATGAGCCCGCCATCGAGCGGGCTTTTTATCGCCCACAAATTTCAGCAATCTGAATTTATTAATTCAGCATGCTTGACGTGCATATTTCAGCTTGCTTAAATCCACCTCAAGCCAGCAACGAACACCGCCGGCCAGCAGCGAAAGCCGCGCCGCTCTTTAAAAACCAGCGCCATGAACGACTACCCGGCCAGTCCGGTTAGGTCACTCCCGGCTCCATCGGTGGGAGGTCAGTAAACCGATGAACAAAACCGCACTTGCCTCTACCGGCGACCGGCGATCCGACAGGCCCGAAAGCCTGCCAACGCGCAGCCCACTGCGACGGCGGACGAGGTGTTGACCGAACTGAGCGAATGACCTGGTAAGCGGGTGCGGAGTAACACGGAATTTTTCACTGATGCACCTGGTGACGGGTGCATTGGGAAAACAACCGAACGGAGCAACAACATGACTCGCGCTGAATATGAAGACAAAGAATGTATCGCCATCGCCGCGATGCTTGGGCTTCTTGCTCGCTCAACCCCTGCTTCACCCGAGGAAATCGCCATTGCCGCTTTCGACTATTCCGAGGCGATGGTGGCTGAGCGCCAAAAACGGCTCTGTGACAAGCCAGGGTTCAACGACTGATTTCACTGGCTGGCCTTGGCGACAGGGCCAGACGGGAAATCAACCGAGGGTTACGCAATGAACCAGATTTCAATCGTTGGGTACGAAAGCGAGTGTAACTGCGAACACTGCGGTCGCTCGCTGAAGCACGGAATCAAGTTGAGCGACGGCCGTATCGTCGGCGCTACTTGCTTGGACAAGAAGCTGACCATGCCGCGCCTCTACCAAGGCAAGAAATTTCGCTTCGGCGCCGAGTTCATCGTGAAGGTCGCAAAGGTTGTGCAGTTTTACAGTCCGTCGAACTGGTCGAGATTCGGTGTGTCAGCTTCGTCCGCCACGTTTGAGGCTGCTCAATGAGCGCGGCATGGTCTGATGAGGTCGGAAGGCTCGAACAGCTGATAGCGCACTACAAGGCTTACGGACTGCCGATCGGCGATGACGGTATGGAACCTTTCATCAAAACCAGATGCGAAGCGCTGCGCCTAATGCTCTCGGCATACGAAGCGGCGCTTTCCGAAATCGAAGAACTCAAGCGACCAACCAGCGCCACGACAGCCTGTCGTTAACTGCCCGATCCTCTCTATGAGAGCGCATCGGGGTGTGATCTGAGGCTAAGTCTCGGGCAGCGGATGTGCCAGCCGGTCGCCTACAGGGCTACCCCTTCCGCCCAATGCCGGTTGAGCCCCGGCCAGATCACACCCCGATGCGGACACCCGAAAGCTCAAAGGTTGCAGCTGTATTGATATTCGAATGGGAAAAAGACGGTATCGACCACCAGAGAAAACGGCGCGTCGATCAGCAAAAAGGGAATCAGCTTTCCTTTGGAAGTACCCACCAACCACCAGTCGAATCGCACGCCAATGTAGGGGCACCGGTGCTTGTCATAATCCATGCGCATGGCGGTTGCCATACACCCGCTCAGGCTGGCAATCAGCACCAGTAAAATCGCTTTTCGAACCACGTAACGTCCTTATTACTTCTTTGTGCGGAGCTGGATAGACGCTGGCGCGCAGAGTTAGTCACCCTCCCCGACCAATCCCGAATGCACTCCCCTCCGAGCCCAACGGCAGCCAACGGAGCGAACGAGTGCATCCGAGTTTTGTTGGATCAACACCCGCCACCACGGAGGCGACCATGGCTACCAGCTATGCAGACAGTGCGCAGGCCCGAGAGTGGGATCGGCGCTTTGATGAATGGGGGCGCCCCAAAGCGCCGAAGGTTGAAGACTTTCACGACTACGAAGCCGCAGCGCAAGAACGCACAGAGCGTCAGGCCTTGATGGCAGCTCAAGAGCTGGTCGACCGCAAGGCGCGGGCGAAGCGAGTTGCGGCAGCGGTGGTCGCCTACGGCGAATTCTGGGGGCTCAAATGAACATCCAGCAGCGTGACCATCAAACGGCGGTGACTTGGATCGAGGGCGAGATCAGCAACATGATCCGCGACCTTGGCAAGCCCAACGCCAGCGCCGCCGCAACATCCTGCATCACCCTGGCCTTCATGCTTCGTGCCATTGACGACAACGAGCACCGCCACTTCCGCGCACGCATCGACCAGATCTACGCCTCCTACAACGCCTCCGTATCGCAAGGAGCTGCAGCATGACAACCGCACCCGTAAAAACGCTCCTCGATGAGCAGTTGGAAGAGATTGAACGCAGCCTCGCGGTTGTCGGCGCAGGTATCCCTCGCGAACTTCCTGTTTCAGCGCTTCCCCCTCCACTGGTGGCCGCCATCAAACAAGGCCGCATTGCTGTGAGGGCTCGGCCATGAAAATCATGTTCTGGTGTCTTGCCGCTGGCCTGCTGGTGGTTATGGCTGCTTACAGCGCGGCTCGCGATTCCTCCGGCGTGTGCCAGGTGCCGCGCTCAGCTACCTACGACGTGTTCCGATGACCAGCCTTCAGCGTGCGCGCCGCATCTTGATTCGGCGCGGATCGTTTCGAGTTCTCTCGATCTACACCTTCCTGATGCTGCTCAGCGCCCTCGCCGATCGCATCACTCAATAACCCAAGCATTCAATCGCTGCGCATGTCGCGGCAAGGATTTCCCGTGAGCGCAGTAATGAAGCAGGAAGACCAATTGCCTGCGATGTCTGAGGCGGCACTTGTTGAGGTGCTGAGCAACAGCCTCTACCCAGGCGCAGAAAAGAACTCGGTGATGATGGTGTTGGCTTACTGCCAGGCCGCGCATCTGGACCCAATGCTGAAGCCTGTGCACATCGTGCCGATCTGGAACACCAAAGCGAAAAAGATGCAGGACACGGTAATGCCCGGCATTGGTCTTTATCGCATCCAGGCCGCGCGCACTGGGCAGTACGCAGGTATCAGCGATCCTGAATACGGACCGCCAATTACCGCAAAGCTGGGCGGCGTGGACGTCACCTATCCAGAGTGGTGCCGGGTGACCGTCAAGCGCCAAATGTCGAATGGCCTCGTTGCCGAGTTCACCGCAAACGAGCGCTGGCTTGAGAACTACGCAACGGCCGGCAAGGACACGATTGCCCCGAACACCATGTGGAAGCGCCGCGCTTTCGCCCAGCTCGCCAAGTGCGCTGAGGCTCAAGCGTTGCGCAAAGCGTTCCCCGAGGTTGGATCAGCACCAACCGCCGACGAGATGGAAGGCAAAACATTCGAAGAGGCGCCGCGCGACGTGAGTCCGCAGAGGCAGCAAGAGCCTGAGCCCGAAGCTCTTCCGCCCTACTCCGATGATCTCCTGAAAGAGAACATCGCCAAATGGCAGCCACTTGTTGATGCCAACCGAACCAGCCCAGAACACCTGATCGCGACCATCAGCAGCAAGTACACGCTCAGCCCCGCCCAGATCGAAAAAATCCAGAACCTCAAAGCCATCGACGGAGACACAGCATGAAAATTCACAACGTAGCTCAAGGCTCCGCCGAGTGGCACGCACTGCGTGCTCAGCACTTCACCGCCTCCGAGGCGCCCGCAATGATGGGCGCTTCGAAGTACCAGACCCGCACCGACCTGCTGACCATGAAGAAAACCGGCATTGCGCCGGAGGTCACTCAGGCGCAGCAGTACATCTTCGACAAGGGCCACGCCACCGAAGCTATGGCACGCCCCCTTGTGGAGGTGATGATCGGCGAGGAGCTTTACCCGGTCGTAGGCACCGAAGGAAATCTTCTGGCGTCCATGGATGGCGCAACGATGCTTGGCGAGACGCTGTTCGAGCACAAACTTTGGAACGAATCGTTGGTCACCCAGGTGAAGGCCGGCGAGCTGGATCCGCACTACTACTGGCAGCTTGAGCAGCAACTGCTGGTGAGCGGCGCCGAGCGCGTGATTTTCGTGTGCTCCGACGGCACCGCCGAAAACTTCGTGCACATGGAATACCGACCTGTCGCCGGCCGCGCCGCGCAGTTGGTCGAAGGCTGGAAACAGTTCGAGGCCGACCTGGCCAACTTCGAAATGGCCGAGGCGCCGTCGATTGTCGTCGGCAAGGCCCCGGACGAGCTGCCAGCGCTACGCATCGAACTGACCGGCATGGTCACCGCAAGCAACCTCAAGGTGTTCGAGGATTCGGCTCTCGCTGTCATCGACTCTGTGAAAACCACGCTGCAGACCGACCAAGACTTTGCCGACGCCAAAAAGGCGGTCAAGTGGTGCGGCGATGTCGAAGAAGCGGTTGCGGTAGCGAAGAAACAAGCGCTCTCCCAAACCCAAAGCATTGACGAGCTTTTCTCGTCTCTTGATCGAATCAGCGCACATGCTCGCGAGACGCGCTTGAAGGTCGACAAGCTTGTGAAGGCTCAAGAGCTGCTGGTGAAGACCAACATCAAGCAGAAGGCTGAGCAGGCGCTGGCGGATCACGTCGCGGCCATCAATAAAACACTGGGCCGGGTAACGCTGCCAGCGGTTGCTTCCGACTTCGCCGGCGCGATGAAGAACAAACGCACCATTGCCAGTCTGCAGGACGCCGTCGATACCGAGCTGGCTCGAGCAAAAATCGCCGCGAGCCAGTCAGCAGATGCAATTCGCTTGAATTTGACCAGCTTGGCCGAGCTCGCGCCCGACCATGCATTCTTGTTCAACGACATCCAACAGCTCGTTCTGAAGGCCAACGATGACCTGGTCGCGCTGATCAAGGTTCGAATCTCCGAACACCAGAAGGCAGAGGAGCAGAAAGCCGAAGCACAGCGCGAGCAGATCCGCCAGCAGGAGCTGAAGCGAATCGAGGACGAGGCAAAAGCCAAGGCGCCGGTCGAACAGGCTCCAGTTGCCAGCCCGGCACCGATGAAAGCTGCGGCGCCGGTTCAGTCTGCGTCGAAGCCAGCAGCAGCAACTGCGGCGCCGGCGAACCTGCAGGCCGAAGTGTTCGATCTGGAAGAGCTGATCAAAGCAGTTGCCTACGGCCAAGCGCCTATCTCGGTGCTGACCGTGAGCTGGGAACACCTCGACGCACTGGTCGCCGATCAGGGCAACAAATTCAGCATGGCCGGCGTGAGGCTGGTAAAGGTGGCAGCATGATCAGCAACCACCTCAACCTCGTCGAGCAGCACCGGCCGGACGCCGAATCGATCTCTGAACGAATCGCCCAGTACCTGGCCGCCGGCGGGCGAATCGACCAACTGAAAAGCCCGCCGCGCAATCCGCTGCCACCGCCCCGCTCGAAGAAAATAGACCCTGAAACGGTCCACAAGCGGCGGCCGAAGCCGATATCGACGGCCGAACGCAAGGCGCTGCGCAAAATGGCGGACTCGCTATGAAGTCGAAACGCAAACCCAACAACGGTTTCGCCCGGGCTGAACGCAGCTGCCGGGCGCTGCTGCGCACCAACCACGTAGCGGTGGTGAACATCGATCCCAGCGGCAGCCAGATAATGGCGAACTGGAAGAGCTGCCGGCAGATCCGCAGTCTGGCGATCGCCAACGCGATCTTCGATTTCTCCTACCGCTGGACGATTTACATCGCCGCCATGTGTCGAGACGAGCGCGGCGCAGAGTACATCAAGTCGGTGGAGATCTCGCCCGAGGGCATCTACAAGGTCGAGCGCCTGACCGATGCGATCGAGCATTACTATCTGGAGCTGCGCAACAGCGCGAACCCGAACCATCTGGTCGCGTCGGGCTGGATCGCCATTCCCGACGAGATCTCGATGGACGAAGCCCAAGCCGCGAGGCTGTTCTACGCCGCCGGCGCCTGGCATCAGGTGAAGGTCGCAGCGTGAGACGTCTTCGCACCCAACAACGCAAACGACAGGCCTGGCTGGACTTGCCGGCCAGCGGAATTGAAGAGGTAGGCCATGGCCAAGACTGGACAGGAGCGATCGGCGAAGGCCGCGCTGAAACGGATCGAGCTCGACGAAAAGGAACTGCGGCACCGGTGCCGGCTCGGTACACGGCAAAAGCTGGAAGAGCTCATGGCCTGGAACGAGGACACCGAACAAGCTTCAGTGATTGAGGGTTGTCTGCGCTATGTGCATTCGCTTGGGCCAGACGCTGCTCGGGAAGCGTTGAAAGCGCGCCACGAAATCGTGATTAGCAAAAACGTGGCGCGGAAGTTTCGTAATCAAACCCTAGCTGAGCTGAAGCGCAACCCAGGGGATGAAATCATTGCGCCGGCGCTTTTAAACTCTTAATTGCAGCTAGAGCCTCCTTATTTTTACCAAAGGCCTTTTCCTCCATGAAAAATACATGATCGACATCCAATAACAAGTTAATATCTAGATTGTCGAACAGCTCGTAGTTATTTGCATACTTTTGGAAGTTTCTACCTTTACGACTCAAGCAATTATAGTACAGGAAGACGAGTTCGTAGTCCGACAGAAGCGATCGCGCCACTCGTGCCAAGTGCTTTTCGTCTCCATACTCAGCTAACTCAACGAACCTGAAAACAGAGTACAAACTTCTGAAATACAACCCCAAATCACCTTGGTGAGATCGTAAAATTTGCTCGTATGCCATCCCTGCTCGGAAGCTTTTGCTGCGCCCATCTTCATAGTTCCCATTATATTCACGGCATAATTTTTTATGCCAATCCCTAAAACAGTCTCGTCCCTCAATCGTGTACTGAATATCATGTCTATTTATATGGAGATCAAATCCTTGAATGACCTGCTGCTGCAGCGTCAACATACTATAAAACTGCGATTCAGTTTGCTGCTTTGCATTTTGCAACTGGCTGTCCGCCAAATCCTTCCTCTGAAGCAATAAAGTAATTAATACGCCAGAAAACGCTAATCCCGAGAAGAGAGCATTCAAAACTCCGAATGCATCGCCAAAAACGCCCGAGCGAACGCCGGTTAAGTTACCGCTACTATCGATTGATGTTTCGTACCCTGCGTACAGAAAAGCGTAGTAAGCGGTGTACACACCAATAACAAATGAAACAGCGAGAAGTCCCAAAATTATAGGCTTCCAAGATTTACTTTGTTTACTCATATTAAGCACGCTCATTGATCCGGCTCCATGCCGGTCACCCGTAATACCCCAACCAAAACCAAATTGCCACCACCGGTCACGGAGGGCGGCGCCTGACTGGAGATATCCATGAGCCACAACTGCGAATACGTGCGGCAGCACTATCAGGTGCCCGCCGAAGTCGGCCGCCGCGTCATCGCCTACGGGAAGCCCGGAGTTATCCTGGCGGACCGCGGCCATTACATCGGCGTGGTGCTCGACGAAGACGCGAAGAAGCGAATCGGCAACTACCACCCCACGCACGAAATGCAGTACGGCGAGATGGCCGAGACGCTGCCGCTAAAAGAGTGGTTGGTGCTTCCGTTCAAGCATGACTGGGACGATCTCGACTGGAACCGGGAAGCTCGCGAAGACCTGGTGAGGGTGTGGGCAGCCACTCGAAGTCAGGCCAAATACAAAGCCTACGAGCGGCTTCAGGATTACTGCCACAGCATCAAGGCGATGTTGCATTTCAAGGTGCGTCGCGCTTGACTCGCGTTCACTTATTGCTCTTCTCCCTTTAACAAACGGTCTCTTGTCACTGAAACAGACTTGAAAAGAGCCCAAAGATTGCCTAGCAATCTTCTGAGTCCTTCATCTGTGATTTGCCCAGATCTGAGCTGTTTTGCAAAAGCCTCAATCTGCAGGAAGTAGTTCGACTCGAGATGCTCTTTAAAGTCTTTCCCTGTCAGGGAACCGAGCTCACGCAGGGCGCTTTCTGCGCGATCACGCTCTGTCCCTAGATGCGTGACGAACGCCTCAATCGAGTTTTGCAGTAAGTAATATTTTTCGTGTAGGCCATTCATATGGTCACCTAATTTGTTTCCGTCGAACACAAATACCCCACTTCTACGAATCACGCCAGCCGGCGCGGGGCGATGAGTAAACGTTCAGTTAACGCTTTATTGAATGATTAGTTTCTTTACAAGCTCGCTCAAACCGCTCCCAACCCAACCTGCAAACCCTGCAATGGACGAGTGCGTTTTGACGGAAAAATTCGAGCTCTTGCTGACGAAATGCTGTGCTGAACAATGCGGTTTCGGCTGCTGTCACTAAGGAGTCAATGCTTCCTGCGATCGCGTGAAAGCTCTCCACCAAGTCGTAGCTGCCAAGCTCATGCGACGGCAATTGCCCCATTGCTCGCTGCGAAACCTTGAGCATTTGAGAAAACATCAATTGCCAGTTTTCCTGGACTGTTGCCAAAGAATTATCCGATGCAAGGAGTGACTCGAATGATAACGAGTTGTGAGCAGCGCTCCTTACGACCGAGTAGATCGACAGTAAATGAGCCCTCTGCTCTTCTTTTCTGATCCGATTCTGCTCACGAATCTGTCTATTACCTATCAAGAACGCTGCCCATATTGAGGCAATGCCACCAACGGCTTGCACCCACGATGCTAGTCCCGGGTGACCCTCAATCCAGCAAGAAATGACTTCCCAACTCATATCCCACTCCCCTGTAGATCCCGGAACTATACCGGCGAGGATCCCCTATGTCCGCACAACAGAAGAAACACCCCTTCGATTTCAAAACTCAATACGGACTCGGCTTCAGCACTCAGGACGATGAGATCGTTGTCGACTTCTTCTGCGGTGGCGGCGGCGCCGGTACCGGTCTGGAAATGGGACTGGGCCGCGCTGTGAATGTCGCGAAGAACCATAGCCCTCAGGCGATCAGCATGCATACCGTGAATCACCCGGGCGCTGTGCACTACACCACCGACGTGTTCGACGGTGATCCCGACACCGAATGTGGCGGTAAGGCCGTGGGCTGGTTCCACATGTCGCCTGACTGCACGCACCACAGCCAAGCCGCCGGCGGACAGCCGCGCAAACGCGAGATTCGAAACCTATCGTGGATCGGGCTGAAGTGGGCCGGCAAGAAGAAGCCTCGCGTCATCAGCTTGGAGAACGTGAAACAGATCCTCCAGTGGGGGCCACTGATCGCCAAGCGCTGCAAGTCGACCGGTCGCGTGATGAAGTTGGGCGGCGCCATTGCCGAGTCTGGCGAAGTCGTTCCTGTTCACCAGCAGTTCCTGGTACCTGACCCGAAGCGCCGCGGGCAGACGTGGGCGGTGTTCGTCGCCGAGTTGCAGCGTCTGGGCTACGCCGTCGAATGGCGGGTCATCAAGGCCTGCGATTTCGGCGCGCCAACCAGCCGTGAGCGGCTGTTCATGATCGCCCGGTGCGACGGGCAGCCGATTGTGTGGCCTGAGCCAACCCACGCAAAGAACCCGGCCAAGGGCCAACAGAAGTGGCGCACCGCCGCCGAGTGCATCGACTGGACCATCCCGAGCAAAAGCATCTTTGACCGGTCCAAACCCCTGGCACCGGCCACCCTGCGCCGAATCGCCAAGGGCATGAAGAAATTCGTCATCGATGCGGCCGACCCATTCATCGTGCCGATCGCGAACTGGTCCGGCGAAAGCGTCCAGTCTGCGCACGATCCACTGCGCACCGTGACATCTTGGCCGCGCGGCGGATCGTTCGCCATGGCGAGCCCGATCATCGCGCCAGCAACGCATCAGGGCAGCGACCGGGTCAACGATCCACACGCCCCGCTGCCGACGGTCACCTGCGCGAATCGCGGCGAGCTGACGATGATCAGTCCGGTGATGGTCACGGCTGCGCATGGCGAAGGGAAACTGGGCGGCGTTCAGCGCTGGGGCGACGGCAGCAAGTTTGCCGGTGACCCGCTGGGCACAGTTACTGCGAGCGGCGGGCATTCAATCGCCGCGGCTCACCTGGTGAAGTTCCGCTTTGCGGACGAAGGCAAAGCGCTCGACGAGCCGCTGCCGACCATCACCAGCGGCGGCAACTACCAGCGCCCGGCCGGCGCCGCTCACGCCATGGGTATCTCAACCGTATTCATGGCCCAGATGAACGGCGGGTTCAACACAACCGACGCCAAGAGCGTCCACGATCCGATGACCACGGTGACGAACACCGGCAGCCAGCAGCAGCTGGTAACGGCGAACCTGGTGCACCTGCGCGGCAACTGCGATGCACGGGACACCGCCGATCCGCTGCACACTATCAGCGCCGGCGGCACTCACCACGGGCTGGTCACTGCCTTCATGGAACGTCAGTTCGGCGCCAGCGTTGGCCAGGGTGTGGATGAGCCAGCACCAACCATCACGGCCGGCGGTGGCGGCAAGAGCTCGCTGGTCGAGCTGCAGCTCTCGCCAGAGGTTGAGGCCAGTGCACTGCGGGTCGCGGCATTCCTGATCAGCTACTACGGCACCGAGAACATGAGCGCCGCAGACGCGCCAGCGCCAACCATCACCACCAAGGATCGGCTGGGCCTGGTCACCGTGACCATCAAGGGCACGCCTTACGTGATCGTCGACATCTGCCTACGGATGCTGCAACCGGCCGAGCTGTACAAGGCTCAGGGGTTCCCCGCCGACTACATCATCAGCCACGGCGCCGACGGAAAGCCATTCACGAAGACCCAGCAGGTTCACATGTGCGGCAATAGCGTCAGCCCGCCGCCGATGGCTGCACTGGCACGGGCCAATGATCCGTGGCGACACTCTTCAATTTATAACGCAGTTGCATGAAAATGCATGAAAATAATTATTAATACCTAAATCAATCATCTAAGTGGTGTCCGTAACCTCTTGGCACCACATTATACACTTGCTGAAAGGCGAGACGTTCCTCTTCGGAAAGATATGCCCATAAAGGGTCATCACCATTATCTTCGTAAACCCAATCATAACTGACTCGCTCAGCAAAGCCACGCCAGTCGCTAATTAGCATCCAGTCTCTGACAACGCCATATATCGTTCGATCCACACTGATGTGCTCATGGTAATCAACGGGGACGATTGCCATTAACTGAGCCAAGGTATGAACTCCGAACGAGTTGAGCTCATTAATCAGATCCTCATAGCCTGACTTGGGCTTGAGAGATTTCAGCTGGACACTGTGACGAGCCGCCCATTCGTCCACAAACCTAACTAACGCGACAGAATCTATAGGAGACTCCAAGCTTCCCGACTTAATATCCTCTTGAACCTGTGCTATATGCGCATCCATCTCTCGGGATAATTCATCCAAACCCTTATCTGCAAGCTCTAGCATACCAGCATATAGATATAACTTCCTTTCGGCATCCTCCGGAAGCTTACCCGCAAACTTATAGTTTCTGTCGTGAGCAAGCTCAGCCCACGCGTGCTGAAGTACTGTACGAACCTGAAACTCAAATTTTAAGCCTTTCAAATTTTTATATTCGGGAAGCACAAACCTGGCTTCTCCCATATCACATACAAAATGCACTGACCTATAACCTGTCTGATCTACAGACATTTGTCGTTCTTTATCGCTTGAGTTTTTCACGTCGATAGTGAAAGATCTTTCTATGAGATTAGACACCCTAACCAAATCAGACTCAAAAAAGACAATTATTCGAATACCACCGAGATCAGTGAGCTGCTCGGCCGGAGACGTATAATTCTTTCGCCTAACTTTTTCCAAAGCACTTTCAGTGTCTTTGACTCTTGATGAAATTGCCAAATAGTCAATCTTATCCCCTTGCATTAAACTGGCCATAATTGATGACACCAGCGAAGTTAATGCTTGGTACTTCGGCAGTGTTTCAGCTAACCAGCTCGAAAGATCTTGAGTCATTACCTGCTCCATAAATGTATATAGGCTAGCCACTGCACTGACAGTTCTGATGTATCAAAGACACGTCAATATAAAGTTATACCTTGCAACTGCTTTGGTGATCATACCTTTGAGGTAGCCCCATGCCTACATCAATCGATTCGTTTGGCGAGCTCGACGGACGGTGCATCGAGCCCTCTACTTTGGTCGATTACGTGAACCACCGTTCGCTTGTCGCCGCCAAACGGCACAGCGCCAGCTCCCCCGCAACTAATCTGCCTCTGAAAGATTCGCAATTTATGATTGGTTCGAAGCTTCCGGCCTACTACATCATGCCCGCATGCCACCCGGATAACCACGACCGCGACACCATTGTGCCCGTCTGCATGCCACTCAACTTGAGCAAAGCTCACATGCCGCTGGCAGCGTCGCGCAACCGGCTGGCCGGGCAAGTCAACGCCCAAACCTTACGAGCCCAGTTACCGCATGGTGGAGGCGTACGGATTAGCCATCTTCACCAATGGCTGGCCGACCTCACCAGCGATCCGTTCAACCGCCAGCCCGGCGAAACCCGAACCATCGCAGTGTTCCGCGCCGTGGTGTTCGCCAAGTCCGGCGCCACCGTAAAGTCCCCGCCGAACTGATCCAGTAATAACCCCAACCACTCAACAGCCTGCCGGTGTACGGCGGGCGAGGTATCCCTATGTCCGAAGAAAAGAATGCATTCCGCGACGCTGCTATCGAAGCCATCACGGATATGGCTCAGCATCTGCCGCTTGATTGCGAGCTGCTGGTGGTGGCCTGCCGCCCCGACAAGAAAGACTTTGACCTGGTGCTGCCGTCGCCCGAGTCGAACCTGAACAATGCCTTGGACGCGCTGCGCCGAAACGGCCTGAGCATCGACGGCGACAACGCCTACAAGCGCGACCTGCTGGACGCTGTGGTCGGATCGCTGGCCCTCGGCGTGCAGAACAGCAACCCGCCGCCATCCTCTCACTGGGCAACGCGATTCTGGGAAATCGGCCGGGAAGAGCGCGAGCTGCACGAAGACCTGGTCGCGGCGCTGAAACTCACCCGCGAAAACCTGCGCGCCTGCCAAGCAACCATCCACCTGTGCGGCGGCTTCGACCCCGCATATGTCGACGATGCGCAGGCTGCCATGAAGGTTGCTGACGCAGTTCTGGCCAAGGCCGGCGCATAACCCATCACCACCTTCTGCCGCCACGCGCGGCATGGAGCATCACAATGGCAAAAATTCTGGCCCAGATCACGGTCAAGTTGCCGCGCCTTATGGAGGCAGGCGAATACAGAAAGCTCCGCTACGTCGGCGGCAAGCCGAGTTTGCAGCAGTTGAAAAAATGGATTGAGGAAGGCGAAGTGGTAGGAGAAGTAAAAGGCGGGATGTATTTCGTGGATGTGCAGGCGGCCGTGATGGGGTCAGATGATCCCCTGCTGGCCAAGATGTTGGAGATAGGCTGATGGCTGCCCGGCCGCGCACGCTCAAAAACAGGAAGCTACCGCCAAATCTTTACCCGAACGGTAAATATTTTCGGTACCGGAACCCCATTACCGGCTTGATGACCAGCATCAACCGCCCACTTGAGGAAGCAATCAAGCTCGCGCACGCAGCAAACCTCAAGGTCGCGGCGCTGGTCGTCGATGACGGGGCGCTGCTCACCCTGCTGACCGGCGACCGGTTGCCGACGGTGAGCAACCTGCTGCAGCGCTTCAATGACGAATGGCTGGTCGACAAGGGCTATGCGGCGCGGACACTGGAAGAGATCAAATTCAAGCTCGAGCGGTACCGGCAGGATCTCGGCGATCGACTGATCGGGCAGATGGACGTGCTGGCCATGGCCGAATACCTGGACCAGTTCAGTAACAACGCCTACACCAAGCATCGCGGGCTGTGGGTGCAGATCTTCGCTTTCGCCGTGGCCAAAGGGTTGGCCGAGCGCAATTGCGCCGAGCTGACACTGGTGAAGAAGGAAGCCGAGAAGAAGCGCCAGCGGCACACGCTGGAAGGACTACAGACGATCATCGGCGCGGCGACCACGCCGCCCTGGCTGAAACGGGCAATCCGCTTGGCACTGGCAAGCCTCCAGCGCCGCGAGGATATCGTGACCTGGCTGAAGTCGGCGGTCGACATGGACAAGAACACCTTGACGGTGTCGCCGGGTAAGACCCAGGGCTACGACAACCCGGTCCACCTGAAAATCACCATGGGCGCCGCGCTGCGTGAAGTCGTCGGCGAGTGCCTGCGATCGCCGCTGGTGTCGCCTTATTTGATCCACTACAAGCCGAAGGCCCGGCGAAGGGAACAGGTCGACGCGAAGGATCACTGGACGTCGGTAACGCCGGACTACCTGACCAAGGAGTTCAGCAAGGCGCGGGACGCGGCGCACGCTTATGACCATGTGCCGGCCGGTGAGCGCCCCACTTTTCACGAGATCCGCGCTTTAGGTGCGTGGCTGTACGAGCAGCAGAATTTCCCGCAGGAATACATTCAGGCGCTGCTGGGCCACGCGGACGAGAAGATGACGAAGCACTATCAGGAGGGACACGGCGACAAGACGATCGACTATGTTGAGGTGAGCGCCGAACTGGCGTTCTGAGGTGGGGGTTTTGCAAAAGTTTTGCAAAAGTTTTGCAAATCTCAGACAACAAAAAAGGGCTCACCTTTCGGTGAGCCCTTCTAGACCGCCCAGCAGAGCGGATTTTGTTTGGTAGG